ATGGGCCGGTCTAGAACTTGTTCTAGGCCTAAGGATTGGTTACGTCATTATGACGTAACTAATCATGACGTCATGTTTCAAAAATTGTCCAATCAGAATGCAGTAAAATGCATGACGTCACCTTAAGTCAAAAGTATAAATACGCGAATGTTTTGACATATATTAATGAATTCTATTGCTAAGAACTGGGCCTTTACAATTAATAATTATAATGAAACTAATATTGATTCTCTCCAAAATTTATTTTCTGAAGGACGTGTTCGATATATTGTGTATGGTCGAGAAATTGGTGAAAATGGCACTCCACATTTACAAGGCTATTTACAATTGGAAAAGAAAACCAGATTCAAACAAGTTAAAGAACTTTTACCTAGAGGAGCTCATTTAGATCAAGAATATCAGAATTCAAGTCCTCAAAACAACAGAATTTATTGTACAAAAGATGGAGACTGGGAAGAATTTGGTACTATTTCAAAAAAAAATGGTAATAACCCCAATTATTTCAGAATTATAATCGATGATCCTAATTTTCGTTTTCATCGTTTCTGAAATAAAAAAATTTTTTAATTATTAGTTCGAAATGATTTAGAGTCTTTGAAAAAGTCCATACAAGAAGGGAAGAGAGGCTTAGATTTAATGGAAGAGCATACAAAAAGTTATGCTATGTATCCACGTTTCATACACGCGTATACACGCGCTATTGAAGAATCACGTGTCATACGCGAAAATTTTATACCACGTGATGGATGGCAATCGGAATTATTCGCTAAATTGGAAACAGAAGCTGATAGTCGGATTATTCATTGGTATTATGATAGGGTTGGTAATAAAGGAAAGTCCTATTTTGCTAGAAATTATAAAGGACCAAATTACTATGTCACGGGAGGAAAAGCTGCAGACATATTTTACGGCTATCAATACGAGCCAGTTGTATTTTTCGACCTTGCTAGAATGAAGCAAGATATTGTTCAATACGATGTGATGGAAGCATTTAAAAACGGACAGTTTTATTCAACTAAATACGAAAGTAAATTGGTTAGATTTAACGTGCCACACGTAATTGTTTTCGCCAATTTTCATCCGAATATGGAAATGCTCAGTATTGATCGATGGGATATAAAGGAAATTTAAACGCGTAAGTATTGTTTTAAAAATAAAAAAAATATGGTTTCAACTCGTTCCGAGAGGTTAGCCAAAAGACAGAAATGGGAAAATTTTGGTTATAAGTTATTGAAGAAAAAAGCTATCGATGCCGCAGTTCAGGGATCGTTAGGTTATGCAACTGGAGGTCCATCAGGAGCTTTAAAAGGCGTTGCAGATACAATAATGGAAGGAATTAAGGAAGAAAATAACGCGTCATCATCTTTTAAAAATAAAAATAAAAGTGGCATTATGGCTGTTGCAGGTATTAGGAGACGAAGTCCGAGAAAGTATACGAAGAAGCGTAAGGTTGTTAAGAAACGAAGTATTTATAAGAAGAGAGGCAAAAAAGGCCGAGGGAATAAAAAGATAACTAAGGCTACTTTAATTAAGAACGGTATAACAGTTAAGTATGAGAAGCGTAAGTCAACATCAACTGCTTTAGGAGAAGCTGTTGTTATTGGTCATACTAATATGCCTTCTAAGTTTTGTGCTGTTAATATGTGGCGTGCGATTTTGAAATATGTTCACCTTAAGTCAGGATTTTATATTAAAGATTATTCAGCATTAATGAGTGCGTTTGGTTTTAAAGCAGGAGATATTATTCGCGTTAATTGGTTTACTACTGCTCAAACCGTTGTAATAAGTAAATTAGAGTATACGGTTACTTTAACAAGTACTTTTGATGAGGTAGCATATTTTATGGCTTTTTCTTTTTCTAATGGAAATCTTGATGATAGAGCTGGTGATAGATTGAATTCTATGCAAATTGTTCCTATTGCAGGAAATGAGTCTATTTCTCCGATTGTTGTTGAAATCAATACTTTAAAGATAACTGTACAAACAACAAGTTGTTTGAAGATTCAAAATGTAACTCAAGAAACTGCTGGCGCTGATGAGGCAGTTGATGTTACTCGTGTACCTTTAGTTGGAAAAGAATTTGTTACTAAAGGAAATAATTTAATGAAAAAAGCTAATAATGAAATTATACCAGGACTTTATTCTGCAGTTAATGATGATGCATTATATCAGGGTTGGACTAAACAAGTAGCTACTTCTGCAAGTGATATAGATTATTATTCGAATAATAATCAGTCTTCGTTTTATAAACCAGCGGAAGTTCCAAGAAAACAAGATTTTGTTAATTGTATTTCAGAGAAAAATACTCAAATTGGACCTGGAGAAATTGCTGTGTCAACGATTACTGGTTATTTTACATTTGGTTTAAATTATTATTTTAAATTATTATACACTTCTGGTGCTGCAAAAAATAATATTATGAATTATGAAGCCCGTTTAGGCAAGACTAAGGCTTTTTATTTAGAGAAGATGATTGGTAGAAAAGGAAATGAAGGGATAAACGAAATTAAGTTATGGTCGGAATTGGAAGTAAGTCAAAGTGTTTTGGTACATGGGCCATATGGTTTATTCACTTTGCCAATTAATTATCAAATTGATTATGATGCTTAAATAAAAAAAATTAACTCTGTTATATTCCAATGTTAAGATGAGCGGGTCCGCGTGAGCGGGCCTAAGATGTCTCCCTGAGCGAAGCGGTACTCTGTGGTCAACTGATAAGTTGTGCCAAAGTTAAAAAGGTGGGGATTCAGTATTACCCCCACCTTGGCACATGGCACAAGACATGGGCCGGTCTAGAACTTGTTCTAGGCCTAAGGATTGGTTACGTCATTATGACGTAACTAATCATGACGTCATGTTTCA